TTGGAATGCAAATGATGTTATTGGTGTTGCCTATGATGCAGATAATGATAGAATACAATGGTCAGTAAATGGACAATGGTATACTGCTAATGCTTCAAGCGCCTCAACTACAACCATTTCTAATGTAGCAGCAGGAACTGGTGCATTTGATCTTAGTCATCCCGGCACTGCTAGTGGTGGATTATATGCCTCTACTGGAAAAATAACACTTGTTCCTTACTTTGGAACTTCAACTGCTGGCACTGTGATGACAGTTAACTTTGGACAAAATCCAAGTTTTTATGGCGCCATAACTGCTGGAACAGAAACAGATGATAATGGAAACGGTTTATTCAAATATCCGCCTCCTTCTGGTTACTTAGCGTGCTGTTCTAAAAATGTTGCAGACGATACAGATATTGATGTTCGTAAGGATGTTCGTCCAGATGATAACTTTAAGTGTATTACATGGACAGGCACAGGTTCAGCAAGAGATCTTGTTGTAGGTTTCAAGCCTGATTTGGTTTGGACAAAAGACAGAAATGGTACTTATAATGCTGGGTTTATTGATAGTTTGAGAGGCCCAACCAAATTTCTTACGACAACTACTAATGCCGCAGAAGGTACATATGTTAATGGTTTAACGTCATTTAATTCAGATGGTTTTTCATGGGGAACAGATGCCAGTACAAACTATGGTAATCTTAGTGGAAGAGAATATGTTGGGTGGTGTTGGAAAGCAGGTGGCGCTCCTACTGCAACAAATGTTGCTGCCGCTGGTGCAGTTCCTACCTCTGGTTCAGTTATGATTGATGGTGTTGCATCTACCTCTGCACTTGCTGGAACTCTGGCAGTAAAAGAGTTAAGTGCAAATACAAAAGCAGGATTTAGTATGATGCGTTGGACAGGTGACAATGCTGATAGAACTATTGCTCATGGTTTGAACGAAAAAGTAGAATTCTTTATGACTAAAAGTTTAACTCAAACACGAAATTGGCAAGGTTTTCACAAGAATATCTCAGCAGGATACATATTATATTGGGATTACGATTACGGACAAAATAACTCTGGTAGCACTTACTTTCAAGGCGGTTATCAAGACAATTTGAATACTAATACGACAATACCATTAAGTTCATACATTACTGGTAATAATATAGATATGATGGGATATGCATGGCACAGTGTGCCTGGATTTAGTGATATCGGTTATTATTCTGGCAATAACTCCGCTGATGGGCCTACGCTCAATTTTGGTTTCAAACCAGCATTTGTGATGATGACAAAAGTGGGTGGCGGTTCTGGTAATGGTAGTAAGTGGCATATATTTGATAATGCAAGAGATCCAGTAAATAATGCAACCCAATATGCATTGTATGCTGATGTTCCAGATGGTGATGGTGTAGGAAGTGCTGCGTCTACCGCTCATATTCACTTTACAGCGAATGGATTTAAGATTATCAATAATCCTAGTGGTGGTATTAATCAGTCAGATGTGTATATTTACATGGCGTTTGCAGCCGATCCTTTCAAGTATACTGAGGCGGTATAATTCTTAGAATATTATGTTATGCAGAATGTTGAACACTATCTTGGAAACCCACTACTAAAGAAATCTAATGTTCCTGTCAATTGGACTAAGGAACAAATTCTTGAATATCAAAAGTGTATGGAAAATCCCATATACTTTATCAAGAACTACATCAAGATTGTATCTCTTGATGAAGGCCTTGTTCCTTTTAAACTATATGACTTCCAAGAAGATATTGTAGACACAATTCACGACAATCGTTTTACTATATGTAAGATGCCCAGACAGTCTGGCAAGTCTACGACTATGGTATCTTATATTCTTCACTACGTTCTTTTCAATCCTAACATGAATGTTGCAATCCTAGCAAACAAGGCCTCGACTGCAAGAGACATTCTTGGTAGACTCCAACTTGCATACGAGAATCTTCCTAAGTGGTTACAACAAGGAGTGGTTTCTTGGAATAAGGGTTCGGTAGACTTAGAGAATGGTAGTAGGGTGGTTGCATCCTCTACATCTTCATCTGCTGTTCGTGGTGGTTCTTACAACATGATATTCTTGGACGAATTTGCATTCGTTCCAACAAACGTGGCAGAGGACTTTTTCAGTTCTGTGTATCCCACAATCTCATCTGGTAAATCTACAAAGGTTATTATTGTATCTACACCTAACGGTATGAATCTTTTCTACAAGTTATGGGTGGATGCAGAGAACAAAAGAAACTCATATAATATCATAGATGTTCACTGGAGTCAAGTGCCAGGCCGTGATGAGAAGTGGCGAACAGAGACTATTGCAAACACTTCAGAGGAACAGTTCAGAAGAGAGTTCGACTGTGAGTTCTTGGGTTCTGCAAACACACTTATCAATCCCTCAAAGATTAAGACTATGGCGTTTCACAATCCTATTCAGTCAAACGCTGGATTAGATATGTATGAAAAACCAAGAGAGAGTGCAACATACGTTCTTGTGGCTGACGTTGCAAGAGGAACTAATAATGATTACTCTGCATTTATTATGTTTGATGTATCTACAGTTCCCTATAAAATTGTTGCAAAATATCGTAACAACGAAATCAAACCCCTACTATTTCCTAACATAATTCACGATGTTGCAAAAGCATATAACGAGGCATATACTCTAATTGAGGTAAATGATATTGGTGAACAAGTTGCAACTGCACTACAGTTTGACTTGGAGTATGAGAACCTTATTATGGCAAGTATGCGTGGTCGGGCAGGACAAGTCGTTGGGGGTGGCTTCTCAGGGGGTAAAGCACAACTTGGGGTAAGAACAACAAAGGCTGTAAAAAAACTAGGATGTTCTAATCTTAAACAGATTGTGGAGACAGATAAACTAATTATTACAGACTATGACTTAATTAATGAATTCTCTACCTTTATTCTTAAAGGACAATCGTATGAAGCAGAGGAAGGACACACAGATGACCTTGCAATGTGTTGTGTATTGTTCTCTTGGTTGGTAGAACAAACTTACTTTAAAGAGTTGACAGATGATGATATTCGTGCTAGAATGTTCCAAGAACAACAACACCAACTAGAACAGGACATGGCACCATTTGGATTTATTGATGATGGACTAGGAGATGGAGGCCCAACTATGGTTGATGAGTATGGAACACGATGGAGTCCAGTTGTTCGTTCCTATGATTCTGATTGGTAGAAAACATTAAAACCCTACATAATATCAATAATATCATTATCTAATTTTAGAAAACAATTTGCACAGACAACCTTTGATTTGCTGATATATTCGTTTACTTCAGTTCTAGATTGTTCATTCAAACCTTTTCTTTTAGTAAGAGAACGAATTTTCCTCTCGTGAGGATAAAATTGGAGACAGGCAGTTTCAGATTCCCCACAGTAACCACAGACTTTATTACCAAGATATTCGTTTACCCATATCTTGCGAGCCCTGTAGTTGCGTTGAGAAACTTTTTTAATAGTTTCTTTGTATTTCTGATAGTGTTCTGACATAGAATTATTTATGTGCAAACAACCTATAAAAAATAAGTGTAGAGTGTGTTTTTTATAAATATTGACGTAAGTTTGGAAACTTTATATTAATGAACCCATAAGGAGAAAAGAAGATGGCATTTCAAGTATCGCCTGGCGTTCTAGTCAAAGAGATTGATTTGACCAATATTGTTCCAGCAGTATCCACCTCTATAGGTGCGATGGCAGGTAATTTCAGTAAAGGCCCTGTCGGAGTCGTTACTGCAATTAGTTCGGAACAAGAATTGGCAGCAAACTTTGGCACACCTGACTCAGATAATTTTGAGACATGGTATACAGCCGCCAACTTTTTACAGTATGGCAACGCATTAAGAGTAGTAAGAGCCGAGATGGCTGGTATGAAAAATGCGGCTGTCGGAACTGCTGTATTAATTAAAAATGACGAGGATTATGAGGACAACTATTTCAATAATGGAGCAGGTGCTGCTTCTCAAGGAGAGTGGGTTGCAAAATCTCCTGGCCTTGAAGGTAACTCCCTCGGCGTATCAGTCTGTGCAAGTGCAACAGGCTTTGAAGAAACATTTAGTGGAAACGCTGGTACACTCGGCGTAACTACAGGAACACCTGCCGCTGGTGCAACAGTTGTTGGTATCGACAACGGTGGTGGTTCTGCCGGTGCTGGTGGAGCAAAGTTCAATGTCGGTGACATTGTTCACTTCCAAGAAGCAGATGGAACAGAGTATGAAATTACTCTAATTCAAACCGATAATATTCACATTAGACAACTAGATAACCCTAACGGTGGTGGACTTAAATCTGCCTTGGCTGCGGCAACAAATGTTCGCAGACGTTGGAAATTCTATGACCAAGTAGATGCAGCCCCAGGCACATCAACATTTGGTGCAAGTAAAAATGTAACTAATGATGAAGTTCATGTTGTTGTTTATGACACAACTGGATTAATCAGTGGTTCTAAATACGGTACTGCTGGTGGTAGAACTGGTTCTGTTCTTGAAATATACGCATTTGTGTCTCAGGCATCTGATGCCAGAACTGCACAAGGTGGAACTAACTATTATGTGAACGTAGTTAATAACGGTTCACAATATGTTAGATGGACAGATCACGATGCATCATTGAGTGATGCAGGCGAATCTACTACTGCTGCAATCGCAGGCTCAAGTGCCACATATGCATCTGGTACTGGTAAAGCAGGTATTGTTACATCAACACTTTCTGGTGGTGTACAAACAACAAGCAACCCAGCAAAACCAAGTGTAGGTGAACTGGATACTGCATATCAGTTCTTTGCAGACTCAGCAACAGTTGACATCAACCTCGTAATGGCAGGCGAATGTCCAACTGGAGGCTCAAACGGAACTGCACACGCAACTAACATAATCGACCTTTGCGAAGCAAGAAAAGATTGTGTTGCATTCATCTCTCCTCGTAGAGAAGATGTTGTTAGTGTTACCAGTGCAATTACACAGACATCCAATGTAAAAGCATTCTTTGATGGACTTTCAAGTTCTTCATATGCAGTGTTTGATAGTGGATACAAATATATCTACGACAGATATAATGACGTATTCCGTTATGTGCCATTGAATGGTGACATTGCTGGTGTATGTGCGAATACTGACCAAGTTGCAGACGCATGGTTCTCACCTGCCGGACTGAACAGAGGACAGATTCGTGGTGCAGTTAAACTTGCATTCAACCCAAACAAGGCTCAAAGAGACATTCTTTACCCTGCCAGAATTAACCCAGTTATCTCTGAGGCAGGACAGGGAACATTCCTCTTTGGTGACAAGACAGCCCTCGCAAGACCTTCTGCATTTGACAGAATTAACGTGCGTAGATTGTTCCTTGTTCTTGAGAAGGCAATTGCAAACGCAGCCAAGTTCCAACTCTTTGAATTCAACGATGACTTCACAAGAGCACAATTTAAGAACTTGATTGAACCTTTCTTGAGAGATGTTCAAGGTAGAAGAGGTATCACAGACTTTAAAGTAATCTGTGATGAAACAAATAACACAGGTGAAGTAATTGACAGAAACGAGTTTATTGGTGATATCTACATCAAGCCAGCACGTTCTATCAACTTCATCACACTGAACTTCATAGCAGTACGAACTGGTGTTGAGTTTTCAGAGATAGCAGGATAAGGAGAGGATAAATGGCAACTATAGATCAATTTAAAGCTCAACTTATCGGTGGTGGTGCAAGAGCAAACCAATTCAGAGTTATTCTGAATACACCGCCAGGCATTGCAACTGGTTTACCATTGGGAACTTCATCGTTCTTCATTAAGGCAGCAAGTTTGCCTGGCCAGACAATCCCTGAGATTACTGTAAACTTCAGAGGTAGACAATTGTTCCTCGCTGGTGACAGAACATTTGAAACATGGACAACCACAGTCCTTAACGATACTGATTTCGCAATCAGGAACGGTATGGAAAGATGGATGAATGGTATCAATGACCTTGATACTAATACTGGTGTTACTAATGTTACTGATTATACTGCCGATATGGTAGTACAGCAACTCGACAGAGATGACACTGTTCTAAAACAGTACACTCTAACTAGTTGTTGGCCACAGGCACTTGCTCCAATCGAACTGAGCATGGACACAGTAAGTGACATTGAAACCTTTGATATTACTTGGCGATATACGTCATTTAATGCCGGCGTATAATCTAGTTTTACAAACCGACTAAATAGTTGGGTAAAATTAGGAGTATTATAGTATGGCGGAACTCTTTGGTTTCAGAATTACACGAGCAGACAAAGGGAGCAGTGATGGTTTCACTGCTCCTGCAGCTGATGATGGCACCCTTGATATTGTATCAGGTGGTGGCCATTATGCATCTGTGCTTGACATGGATGGGCGTGATAAAAATGAACTTGACTTAATAAGAAGATATCGTGATATTGCACAACAACCAGAATGTGACGGTGCAATTGAAGATATCGCAAACGAAGCGATTGTCTCTGATGAAAGAGATAAATCAGTTTCACTCTCCCTTGACAGACTAGACCTTTCCAGAAATATCAAGGCAAAAATTCGTGAAGAATTTGATGAAGTTTTGCGTCTGATGGATTTCAATGCAAAAGGACATGATATTTTTAGAAGATGGTATGTAGATGGACGTATCTATTATCATAAGGTAATTGATACAAAGGCCCCACGAAAGGGTATTAAAGAATTACGTTACATTGACCCTCGTAAGATTAAGAAGGTCAGGGAACAAAGAAAAGAAAAAGATCCAAAAACAGGTTTAGATTTAGTAAAGAGTATTGATGATTACTATCTTTACAATGAAAAAGGTATGGATCAAAACACTGGAACAACTTCTGGTATAAAGATTACAGCAGACTCAGTTGCGTACTGTCCTTCTGGTGTGGTTGATATGCACAGAGGTACAGTAATTTCATATCTAAACAAAGCAATTAAACCTGTCAATCAGTTGCGTATGATTGAAGATGCACTAGTTATCTATCGTATCTCTCGTGCGCCTGAAAGACGTATCTTCTACATTGATGTTGGTAACTTACCTAAAGTAAAAGCAGAGGCGTATCTAAAAGATGTTATGAATCGTTATCGTAACAAATTAGTTTACGATGCAAAGACAGGTGAGATTCGTGACGATAGAAATCATATGTCTATGTTGGAAGATTTTTGGCTTCCTCGTAGAGAAGGTGGTAGAGGTACAGAAATCACAACCTTGCCTGGCGGTTCAAACCTTGGTGAGATTGATGATATCAAATACTTCCAAAACAAACTTTATCGTTCATTAAATGTTCCTATCTCAAGACTTGAGGCAGAGAACTCATTCTCTATTGGACGTTCTGATAACATTACTCGTGACGAACTGAAGTTTACAAAGTTCGTACAGAAACTTCGTAAGAAGTTTTCAGTATTGTTTATGGACATTCTAAAAACACAGTTGGTTCTCAAAGGTGTTATTGCAGTAGAAGAATGGGATACGATGAAAGAGCATATCCAGTTTGACTTTATGCAAGATGGACACTTCACGGAACTAAAGAATGCAGAAATTCTACAGAACCGTTTAGATATGTTAGGCCAGATTGAAAGTTACGTTGGTACTTACTTCTCTAAAGAGTATGTACGCAAAAATGTTCTTCGGATGAATGATGAAGAGATTGAAGATATTGAAAACCAAATGAAAGATGAAGAAGGTGGTGAAATGGGTGGAGATGACGATGGTATGTTCGCTCACAATGACCCCTCAAAAGGAGATAAATGATGGATTCAGTAAAAGACTTTGTTAGTGCGATTGGTGACGGTGACAACCTTTCAGCAGAAACACATTTCAATAGTGCGCTTGCATCCAAAGTTGGTGACGCATTAGAAACAAAAAGACAGGAAGTTGCAAAAACATTTGTAACTCACCATGTACCAGAGGTAGAAGATAGTGAGTAAATCTTTTTCTCAGTTCGCACAAGAACTACCAGAAAAGGACGAGCATAAGAAGTCTAGGGAGTATAAAAAACTATCCCCTAAACTACAAGACGCCGTTGACGCTATTTTCAAGGAGATGGAGTCTAAACCCTCAGATTTCCTAAATACTTTTGACAAAACTATAAATAATGTTTCAAAGAAGTTTAAAGTTCCGCCAAAGAAACTGATGGACTATTTTGAAGCAGAAGTATTATCAATTTAGGAAGAGTAACATGAAAATAATCGGAGCAGAAGAAGCACTGGCCACTGGAGCAACTAAGGGTAAAACCGCTACTGCACATTATGTATTCAATAATGGTTCTAAGGCGGCGGTTACAATTAGAAACGCTGCAGATGATGGCGATACAGGCTCAATAAGAATTAATGCAAACTCTGGTGTTATTATCCATACAGATATTGGGGTTGGAATGCGTGGAGCATCCGATTTTAAAATCACTCCAATAGTTTCGGCGGGGTTCTAACATGAAACTTATTGCAGAACAGATACAAGACGTAGAATACATCCTTGAAGAAAAAGAGGATGGTAAAAAAGATATGAAGATTCGTGGAATCTTCATGCAGGCAGATCAGAAGAACAGAAATGGTCGTGTCTATCCAATGGGTG